ATCGGCATATTGCGATTTGATCCTTCGAGTCCATCCTCCATGTAATAATAAAACGGGTTATCCCAGTTGGGATAACCCGTTTTATGGTACACCGGAAGGATTCTGACTAGTTATTGTCACACCTTCCTGAGTATGATCAATGGTTCCATTGGGGTCTGCATTCAGCACTGTCCAGATCGTGATCTCGTCTTTTCCGACTTCGACCCGATAAACGATGGAGAGAAGTACTTTAATATCGTCACTGGTAGTGGACAGGATCATATCCAGGATATTTCGAAGCTCAAGCTCCGGGATGGCTGCTGCATCAACATCTGCTTTCAGCAACCGAATCTTGCGGCTAATATCGGCCTTCTGGGTTTCGAGATCTGTTATCCTCTGCTGAAGTAACGGGCTTGCCATGCCGTTCAGGACAGCATCGATGGCATTCTCCAATTTGGTTGAAATGTCTCTATCCTGATCAATCAGCATCTGCAGCTGAGCAACGGCACCACTGTGGATCTGCTCGGACTGGTCACGCATGATGCGGATCAGACCTTCGATTTGGTCGGACTTGCCCAGAATCCCGCGGAGTCCATCCGCAACGGCCTGCTCCAACTCATCCACGGAGATAGGGGAGGCATCACAGTTGTGCAGCCGCTTTTTTCCGGTGCATCGGTAGTAGTCATACTTCTGCTGGGAGGTGGATACCGTCATGGCAGATTTGCAGTCTGCGCAGAACACTTTACTGCGCAGGGGATAATCCCGCTTCTTAGGCGGCCTGCCGCCCTGAATTCGTTTATTGAGCGCCATGCGCTCCTGGACTATCTGGAATGTTTCTTTGTCAATGATGGCAGGCATAGCGTCCTCAAGGCGAATCACATCAGTGCCATCTTTACTGTGGGTATTCCTGGAACCGTCCTCTCGGAAAGGCCGTAGGCCATACACAATGGTTCCGATGTATTTCTCGTTATGCAGCAGATCGTGTAGGCTGTTGGATCCAAACGGATTGCCACGTTTGGTTTTGATCCCATCGGTGTTCAGGCCGTCAATGATGCGCTTGTAGGACTTGCCACTGGCGTACTCAGAGAAGATTCGTCGGACGATAACTGCCTCTTCTTCATGGATCTCAAGCCTGCCGTTTTCGATTTTGTATCCCAAGGGTGCCATGCCGCCGGTGTGCTGGCCGTTGCGAGCCATGAAACGCATTTTCTCCATGACCTTCTGCCGGGTGATGAGGGCGTGCATTTGGTTGAACAGCGCCATACTGCCCTCCGTCACGAAGTTGGTGGGGTCGCGAAGATCCTTGCCAATCGTCGGTTGGGTCACAGCCACCACAGAAACCCGCATAGCGGTCAGCTCATCACGGAAGGCAAACCACGCCGTCATTTTGCGGAACATCCGGGACTGGTCATAGATCACTACCGTGTCTGCACCGCCAAGCCGGAGCTGCTGCATCATGGCCTCATACTGTGGCCGGGTATCTTTCATGCCGGAGGTGGCGAAGTCCGCAAAGACACCCAGGATGGGCATATTGTTCTTCTGGCACCATTCAGTGCATTTGTCTACCTGGACCTCAATGCTGTCCGGGTTCTGATTGTCTGTAGAGTAACGGGCCAAAATAAAGGCTCCGTGAGTTCGTCTTGTCATACTTCCTCCTTGCTTTTTCGGAGGGGGTAGTGTACAATAATTGAGTAGACTACCCCCTTGGTTGTTCGGGGTTGGGTTTTCTATGTTGCCCTTTTGGAGTTCCAGCTCCTTGGGGCTACGCCTCGGTGTTCCAGCACCGGGGCGTTTTTTATTTTAGCTTTTCACAGGCCATCTGTGGCCGCAGTTCTGACACACGGCGTAGGTGACCGTTTTGGTTTTCTTCCTCAGCATGAGAGGAATAACGATCAGTAATCCCCAAATTGTAAGGGCTAAAAAGAGATACCAAATTGCAGTAAAGCAGCCGCCTTCGTTGGATTCTGTTACGGTGTGATATGTGACGGAACTTCTACATATTGGGCATTTCACTGATGTGGGGGACGAAAGGGAATTAGAGTTGATCGATGAGGCCTGCTGCATAGGAGACGGGCGTGGTGTAGAAATCGAATTAGTTTGAGTTCGGTTTGCGGTGCGTTGGGTTTGCCGTAAATTAGCGCCGCAATCCGGACAGAAAAAGGTATCTTGATCAATTTTTGCTCCGCAGTGTTTGCAGAACGAGCTGGCTGCTTGTTGACTGTTATAGGAACCTGATTTTGAGGAAACAACAGATGGATTTTGCTTGTTTGCGTCTACAAGTACTTTCCTGGCTTTTGCGATTTTGATTTTAAGCTCATGAAGCTCAGCCTGTTGAGAGGAAATAGCCTTTTGCTGATCAGCGTTTGTTTCGGCCAGCCTCTTTTGCGCTTGGGCGATCTCTTGCTCGAGGCCGTGCTGGACATTTTGAGTATCTTTCAAGTCCTGTTTAGCTTGTTGTATTTGTGTTTCGATACTGGAAAGAGTTTGGAGGTGTTGACTTTCGATATTCTTCCAATCCGAATTATATTTTCGAATTTGATTCTGTAGGTCTGTTAATTCTTGTTGCTGCCTCTTGATTTCTGCGGCCAAGGCAGTGTCCTGGCTTGCGTGATCCCGATCAGCAGAAACAGCAATACTGGCGGTATCGTTTTTTTTCTCGCGAGTTTCTGAAGACTTCTGAATTTTGGGTTGAATGGCACGAAAAGCAAACGCAACAGGTAGAAATAAAGCGGATAAACTATACAGGTTCGAGATCAGTTTTCCACGCTCCGCAAGCTCAAGGGTGCCACCAAGCAATGAAATGAGCAAAAGACTTGAGATCCAAACAAGGATAAACAAGCATAGTTTTTTGATTACTGCAATCAGTTTTTGAAGCATTACCCCGCCTCTTTCTCGTTGATACCGACAGGATCCTCGTTGTAAAAATGATCCTGGTTGATGTGCTCCAGCTCATGCTCCAAGGCTTTGACCTGTAGCTCGGCCGGAATGTCTGCGTTGATATAAATATCGAATGATCCGTCATCGTTTGGCAGCGTGACGGCACGGACTGCGCTGGGCAGTGAGATCATACGGACATAGGTATAACTGCCCATTACTTCCTCCTGTTATTTGTTGCGAAGGGCCTCGATAATCCGGACTGTGGCCTCTACATCCTCCTTGGTAGCATCCTTGGAGAGCTGGAACAGCATCCGCATTTCAGGCCGTGTTTTCAAAATTTCCAAATACTCAGTAAGCTCCTTGTCATCATTGACGAGGGGCTTTTCTTTTTCGGGAATGGCGGTGGCAAGAAAATAAGTCCCTTTGGGTATGCCAGGCTTTTTGCCATATATTTCAACCAAACGGCTGTATACAGTTGCAGGAATGCCATGCTTTTCTATTCCTTGATTCAAAATCATTGCCGCATAATCGTCGAAGCAGGGATGGTCAAGACTGTACCCACTTGCTTCCAGACTGCGAGAAAACAATGCCATGAGTACAATGATCTGAGCCTCGATTTTAGCAGACAAAGTGGAGTGAGGATCACTAATAATTGCACGAGCATTGATCTTCCGGTCTTCGCGGTAACGAACTTCCCAGCAAAAGCCGAATTTCTCCTTAGCGCTTTCCCAGGCTGCATGCCGGGCTGTGTGGTCTAAGCAATCCTGGTCGTCACATGAGTTGTATTGCAACCCGCATTCATAGCAATATACTACAGCTGATGCGTCATCATCTTCATAAAAATACATTGGAGAGATTTCGAAATAATCTGCAAATAATTGGATTACTTGCGGTCTTGGAGTAGACCCTTTCTTCCATTGAGCGGCATTAGACGAAGATAATCCTAACTTGACGATAAGCGGAGTTGGCTTTACATTACGATTTTTACATAGCTTAATAAAACGATCATAAAACACAAATAGCCCTCCCTCTATTTGTGCATTCATACAAACTCAGAAAATATGAGTATTTATAATTGACAACTAATAATTTATGAGTTATTATATGAATGCTCCCGACGAAAGGGTGCACAAAATCGACCACCCCATGCGGCGGATTTTTTGAAATTCATCTTGGCAGTTGTATTTTAGCATGAAGCCGCAGGGGTTGTCAATATGAAAACTCATATTTTATTAGTTGTGGAGGTGAGAAGTTGAAGATTTTACAGTTTCGTAAGAGGGCAGGTTTTACGCAGCGTCAGCTTGCAGATTTAGTGGAGGTTGATCAGGCGGCAGTGAGTAACTGGGAACTTGGGAAATCTGAACCGCAGAAGAAAACGCTTCCCAAAATAGCGAAAGCGCTAGGTTGTACCGTAGATGAACTCCTGGCGGCTGACCCTCAACCCATCCCCGAATCCTAAAGCATTCACCAATTCAGACGGTAGGAGGTGACAACGTGACCGACGAGTATCGGAAGAAAGAACAGGAGTTCGCGGATCGCCACGATTCTCTGTGTGAGAATGTGTCTCCGGATCTGTGCAACTGTTCTGAGTGTCCTACTCGGGAGCTGTGCGGATGGCTGGATGAACATTTCCAAACAGCGTTTGATGGCTGATCCCCAGCTCTTACCCGAATCCTAACAAACAAATAGTCCGATAAACCGGACGGAAAGGAGGCCCATCATGGATCAAAACTACCTGAGACAGCTTTTCAACAGCCACACCCTTGTAAGGGTATTCATCACCAACGGTTTTCAGCTGAAGGGCTACATCGATGACATTGGCGACAATGCCATCATCCTGGAATCTGAAAAAAAGCGTCGGCTTATTTATAAGCACGCTATCTCCACCATTGAGCCTGCGAATTGATAGAGAGGAGGTAAGGCATGAGTGCATTAGAGCAAATCGTTGCATCTGACAAACCGTTTCTTACGCCGTCTGATATCAGCGGTGTGCTCGGATCGGATCCGCAAACGATCAGAGTTACGGCACGCCAGCGGCCGGACCTGATTCAATTTCCGTACATATTCGTTGGCAACCGAATGAAGATCCCCCGCATTCCGTTTTTGAGATTCATGGGGATCGAAGAAAAAGAAAGAGAGGAAACAGAATGAACCAGCTTATGATCTACGATCCCCGAATCGCTGACAAAGCCCATGAACAGCTGACCGACGGCATGATCAACGCTGTCAACCAAAACCACAAGAGAGC